TAAATTGGTTATGGAATTTCTTGATTAAGAAAGGATATATAATGATTGATGATGTTTTGGTTAGTGGTGATGAAGAATAAATTAAAATAATAAATAAAGTTTGTAAGTTATAAGACGCTTGAGCAATCAGGCGTTTTCTGTGTGGATTGGAATTGATAGAGGAGAATGTAAAAATGTCTATAAAAATATCTATAATAGATTTTTATTATGACAGATTAATGGACATAGAAGATATTATAAGTAAAGCAAAGAAGCAAATATGTTTACTATTACATAAAAAATATCATATTTATAAAGATCCAGAACCATTTTTCTGTACTGATGAGAATTGGAAAGCTCCAGATGTAAAAGATATGCCGAAGAGATTGGAGTGTACAAAATGTTCATATCCTTTTTGGCATGATGGATTTGTACAGATAGTAAGAGATGGGTATAAGTAAGGATTAAAGTATATCTTATTGTGTTTAGATTATGCCTCACATTAATTTGTGAGGTTTTATGTGAGCATAATTTGTTCATATGAGTAAGGAAGTAAATTGTGAGGAGTAGCTACCTCATTCTGTGCGGCTTTCTTACTCTATTTATTTTGTATCGCACAGAAATAATATTACGCATAGAAAGAAGGATGATTAGAAGAATGTTAGTAGAAAATCAAGAACAAGAAGTTAAAATTGTAATATGTAGGCAATGTGGCAAAGAATTATATCATACTTTAGAATTTTTTTATAAAAGTGGTGATTATCTTAGACGCGAATGTAAGGAATGTACCAAAAAAAATAATAGAAAAATAAAGGATAATGGACAAAAGATGAAGTTTATTTTCTGTTAAAGAATTATCCAGATATGGATAAAGAAAATATTATGGAATATATAAAAAATAAATCTTGGAAAGCAATAATTGCTAAAGCACAAAGATTGAAAATAAAAAGAAGCGAAGACATGATGCATAAAATCAAAAAACAATCACAATCTAATAAGAAAATGAAATTAAAAGGAAGATCAACTCCTTGGTATTTTTATTTTAGAGGAATAATAAATCAATGGAAAATAGATAGTTTTGAAAGTTATAATTACAAATGTGCATTAACTAAATTAAATAATAAAGATTTAGTGATACATCATGTCAATAAAAATTTTAGTAATATTGTTAAAGAGACTTTTTTAAATGTTAATTTGCCCATATATGAAAATATAATTAATTATACAGAACAAGAATTAATACAAATAAATAAGGAATTTATCTGTTTACATTATAAATATGGACTTGGGATTCCTTTATCAAAAAGAATTCACGATCTTTATCATAGACTATATGGAAAATTTAATAATGACTTAATTCAATTTTAAGAGTTTACAAGCAGATATAATAATGGTGAATTTGATGATTTTCTTTCGATTAACATACAACAAAATATAATAACAAAAAAGAAACATAAACGCTTAAAGATTGACAATGTTTATAAAATTAAAGAATTATTAAATAAAGGATTCCCTACGTTATATATTGCAAAAATGTTTAGCGTAAGCGAAGGGGCAATATATAATATTAAAATAAATAAATCTTGGAAAAATATTGTTTGAATATAAGGAAGTGTAAACTTAGTGGCAAGAGAAAAGAAATCAGTGGCAAATAATTCAATTGTGCCACAAGTTAAAATTGAAAATAATACAATCATATGCCCTATGTGTACTGACGGCCCAAAAGCACGTTCAAATTTTTATAGGAGCCTTTCTCCTTTATATGTAGGAGTAAATATTGATCATCCTAATGATTCAAGAATGGTTTTTTGCAAGGAATGTATTATCAACACCTATTCAACTTATTACGGTATTTTAAAAGACATTAAAAAATCAATTCTTATAACTTGTATGAAATTTGATATTCCATTTAATGAAGGTGATTTTGATGGGGCAATGAAACAATGCACGAATAAACCAACAGCACATCCATTAAAAATTTATATGACAAAATTAAATTCATTAGGCAATTTTAACAATGCCTTAACTGGATTTGATCCTAAATTTTTATTTGATAAGGAAACTGGAAAAGACCTTATTACTAACGCTTTAGAATTAGAGGTAAAAGATTTAGATTATAATATACAATTAACTGAGAAAGATTTACAAGTAAAAGATGATGTAATTAGACTTATTGGATATGATCCGTTTGCAGGATATTCTAATTTTGATCAGAAGTTTTTATACAATGAGTTGATTACTTATCTTGATGAGGATTTATTGGATGATGCATTTAAATTATCACAAATTTTACAATTAGTTAACAATAACAATCAAATAAGAAAAATTGATTTGGTAATTGCAACTTTGAGTAATGATACCAAAACATTAATATCAAATCAAGGAGAAATAAAATCTTTATCATCAACCAAAAGTCAAATAGTAGGTAGTACAGATAAAATTGCAAAAGAAAATTCAATTTCTGTGAAAAATCGAGGAGATAAAAAAGCAGGAAAATCAACTTTGACTTATATGATGAAGAATTATAGAGAAATTGGTTTTGAAGATGCAGAAGTTGATTATTATGATCAATTAAAGGGCATAGGAATGAAACATGCTGCTGATATTTCAAATAGTAGTATATTAGAACAACTTAGATTTGATGAAAACGATTTAGATAATATGATTAAAGAACAAAGAACGTTAATTCAAAGTTTGCAAAGTGAACTTGATGAGTCATTGGAAGAAAATAGAAAATTAAGAATTAAAATAAAATCAGAAACTATTACCGAAAATTAAGGTGGTGAATATTTAAAATGACAAATCTCAATCGTGATAAAAAATTACTAACAACAAGAAAAATAGAAATGTATGATGCAAATTCTAAAATTATAAAATTTTGGAGGCGTAATCCAATTATTGCGGCTGAAGATTTGTTCGGTTAGTATAAGATTATTGGATTTTCAAAAATGGGTTCTTCAAATGAGTTGGAATACTCCTTATGTGCTGTGGTGTGAGAGTCGAAACGCAGGTAAAAGTTTTGAAGCTGCTGTATTGATGGGATTAAAATCTATATTATATGAAGATCAAGATATTTATATAGTAAGTAATGTCGGTAGTCAGGCACAAGAATGTTTTACTAAAATTGAAGATATAGCTTTAGATAGAATTAATTCAATTAAATCGTTAAAAGATATATTTAGGAATGAGATTGTGCAAAGCCCTTCATGTAAGACTGGGTTTTCACATAATCCTGTATCATTTCATGTTTCAACATATAATAATAGTGAAATATTTACACTTAATGGTAATCCAGATAATAACAGATCGAAAAGGGCAACGTGCGTATTTTTTGATGAGGCGGGGTATTCTGGTGAAGAACTGTTAGAAGCAATGGCAGCATTTGCAACTCAAGATAGTGATTTTGCAACTTCTGTACAAAAAGATTTTGATGTTAAAGCGTCAAGAAGGAACGTACCTACACAATTAATTTACGCATCTTCAGCATCTTCAGTTGATACTACATTCTTTAGAAAATACAAAGACTTTGCAATGAAAATGATGATGGGAAATAGAAATTATTTTTGTTGTGATATCCCTTGTAACATTCCTATTAATCCAATGATGGACGGGATAGAGCATCCTCCACTTTTACAAAAATCTAAAGTAGAAACAGCAATGACATCCAATAGGGATAAAGCATTAAGAGAGTACTATAATAAATTCGATTCGGATGGTGGAGAAACACAAATATATAAACGTGCCATGATAACAAGAAATAGCACATTCTCTTTACCTAAATTTTCTAATGAAACTGGAAAAGAAAAATTCGCAATTGCTTTTGACCCTGCAAGAGCAGGAGATGGTTCGATTGTTTCCGTAATGCAAATTCTAAAAGATGATAACATTGGTTATTATGGAAAGATTGTAAATTGTACAAATATGATTGATTTAGCCAGTAAAAGAAAAATAAAAATGAAAACTCCAGATCAAATTAAATTCTTAAAGCAAACAATATTAGACTATAATGGTAATAATCCTGATTATGAAAATATTGAAGCATTTTTGATTGATGCCGGGGCAGGAGGAGCTGGAGTTTCAGCTTATGCAGATAATTTATTAGATGACTGGTTTGACGATAAAGGAATCAAGCATAAAGGATTTATTGATAAAGTTTCCGATATTTACGAAACAGAAAAATATAATTATCCTAATGCATGGGAAAAATTATCATTAATATCTCCTAATAAATATAGAAATAAAATGTGTGAAGAATTACAGGAGTTATTGCAATTAGATTTGATTAAATTTCCATATGAATATTCTGGTAAAGGATTTGTAACATTGGCTTCCGATGATGGAAGTGAAAGAAATTTAAAGAATTATAATCTTTCATTTGAAGAAGAATTAGCCTTGATTAATATTGACATAATGAAAACTGAAACTATTAATATTCATAGAGTTGCTAATGCTGAAAAAACAAGTGTAAGATATATATTACCAAAAGATAAGGAAAGAATTATGTATGATGATAAATTTTATACATTGTTGCTTTTAGCTCATTATTTATATGAGAAAAGAAGAGGAGATATAATCAACACGGATGATTCAGATCATGACTTCGTATTTTCATACTCATAATATCAAACAAATAAATATAAATAACATGACCACTTAAAGAAAGGAGGCATCTCCAATTTGACAAAAAAAACAACTCCAACAGAAACTCCAGAAACTAATTCAACTCAATTCTCAAATGAAATTGAATTAAACTCATTATCATATAATTCATATTCATTTTCAACAGGAAGATTAGATACTGATAATATACCAATGAGCGATTTAAAACAATATGTCAAATATCCTATGATATATAATGAAATATTGAGAACTATATCTGAGCAAGCTTATGGTTTGCAGGGAATTTATAGTAACATATGTGACTATATGATTGCGATACCAATTTTATCTCATATAACAACTATGAGAAACAAAACACCTGAGTTAAAAGAGAAAAAGAAAAAGTTTAATTTAATATTGAAATTATTAAATCATGATCGAACAACTAGAGATATATTAAGAAATGAATATATTTATGGTACATACATAGGTACATTGCGAGAAACTTCTGCAAATAATAAAAAGCTAGATACTGGATCAATGACAGTGGGATCAATAGATAGAATTGAAGGATTATCATTAGATGATAACTTTATGATTCAACCATTAGATTTAGATTATTGTAAAATAATAGGATTCCAAAATAATATATCTATTGCTGCTTTTGATATGATGTATTTTGACCAATTCAAATATGGTGGACTAGTAAATGAAATCAAAAATTTTCCAAAAGAATTTATGAAAGCATATATGGATTATAAAAAAGACGCTAGTAAAAGATGGTTTATATTAGATTATAGAAAAACTATTGCATTAAAATTTAAATCAAAAGAAGATGAACCGTATGGAAGACCTTTAGGTCTTTCTGCATTTACTGATATGAAATCAAGTAGTGATTATAATGACAGTCAATATCAATTAGTTAGTGAATTAGCTAGTAGTATATATTTTATGATTCTCCCAGAAGGTGAAAAATCTGGGTCTTGTAGCCTTAACGCAAAGCAACAGACAGAAGTTATTGAAGCATTCAAAGGGGCTGTAAAAGTAAACACAAGTGGGGAAAATGCTAAAATATCAACATTAAGTTTAGCTCCAAAAACCGAAATTGGTAGATTAAGTAAAGATTCATCCTTAGTAAAAGATACTTTAAGTGATGAAAATATGAAGAAAATATCTACAAGCTTAGGCTTTGCTAGTTCTGCTTTAAATGCTGAATCAAGTGGTGGAAGTTCTTATGCTAATTTAGCTGTAAATTTAGATTTAGTATCTTCACAAGTATTTCAATCTGTGAATGAGATAGCTAGAGAATATACTAGAGTTATCAATGAATTATTAGGCATTAAACCCCAAGATTATATTGATATTAAGTATTTGCCAATTTCTTGGTTAAATAAGGATGATATGTTTGAAAAAGCACAATCCTTATATACGTTGATTGGTGGTTCTAGGCGATATTTAGTAGCTTGTGCAGGACTCGATGTAGAGGA